CCATCCAGGCGCCGCTGTTGGCGACTGCACCGGATACCGTGCACACGAGGATGGCGCGGGTGTCTTCGGGATAGCCCAACTGTCCCTCGTACGGTACACGCTGGATGTCATGACTGCAGCTCAACGCGGAGTTGGAGAAGCGATCAGCAAAGAGCGTTTCTGCACCCAGTGTTCCCGAGCCGCTGCCGACACGTCCAGAAGTGCGACGCTGCCAGAACTGCAGGCCGCCATTGATGAAGAGATTGCGCCCGGGCAACCGCCCACTGATCGCGTGGTCCACCGTCTCTGGAAGCTTTTCCACCGCGGCCAGGGCATCGTAGACCTCTGCGAAGTTCTCGTTGATCTTGGTGAAGGCCGGGCGCTGTGTTTCACCCCGCTTTCCATTCGGTTGAATGGAATCGAGGTCGATGATTCGTCGTGACATTTCTGCTGTTTCCTTGTCTTTTCGGGGATTGCACCAAGCAGCGCATTCCGCAGCGGTGCTCGCGGATCTCAGATTTCCGCGTCCAGGATGATTCCGGTACCCGCGTCGGCGGAGTCTGCGCTCTGCAGGATCCCGGCCTGACCGGCAGCGGCTTCGTTCAAGGACCCGATGATGGTCATCCTCGTCGAAGACACTTCGACCGCGTTGAGCGCCGTCAGGCTCGTCGCCCCCGATCCCGTAAGGAGTCGCCACTGCGGCAGGTTTGAGAATCCGACCGTGGGGATGGTCCGCATCCGCTGGCTGAATGGATAGATCAGGTACACCTTGTTGTCACCACGGATGAGGCCGACACCGGCGTTGAAGCGAACTCCGCCGTCAAAGTAGGAACCCGTGGCATCGGCTTGGTAGTAGCGCCGACAACGCTGCACTTCTTCGTCCAGCGGACGCCACTCGAAAGCCGTCGCCTTAGCGCCGCGCTCCCACTGGAATTCTCCGAAGTAGACCTGGCCATGCTGCGCACCAAGGCCGGCGGTGCGGTTGGCAAACTGCGTGCCCGCAGATACCCACACGCACATCACGGCGGCACCTTCATCAGATAGTGTTTTTCCCGAGATGGAGGGCAGCGTCACTGTCTTGCGGATTCTGTTCAGGCCAGGAGCGAGCTCGAAAATCTCAGGTGCAACGGCGAGTACCGGAGCGCTCCCCGTTGCGCCGAAGGTCTGCGCGAACTCCAGTGCGATCCTGCGCCCCCCCGCACCTGCATTGAATACCAGGAAGGACACCGTGCTTGGGGTATCGGCGAAGGTTCGCACGTCCTCCACACGTTGCTCGAACACGAAGAAATGCTTCTCTGCGTCGGTGTTTCCACTCGAGCTGACGGACAGCGTGTACTTGCTCCGGGGAAAATTGTTGTCCCCCATAGCCGTGGGGTTCCGCCTGAATACCGGATCGGCGATGCCCTGCATCTGAAGGAACCAGCGATCGGCCGTGTACCTTCCCGATGTGTTGAAGCTGGCACCCCGCTGCCAGCAGTCGAAATTGCCATTGATCAGGCGATTTCTTCCCGAGACCGCACGTGCGACCGCCTCGGGTACTGCATCCACCGCCAAGGCCACTTCCTTGAAATTCTGATTGATCTTGGTGAAAGCGGGGCGCTGCGTTTCGCCCCGCTTGCCGTTGGGCTGGATGGTGTCCAGGTCGATCTGCTGAAGATCCATGTCCGCTCCTACGGCTGGTACGTCTGTTCGAACGTCGCAGTGATGCTGAACACCGATCCACCCAGATGGCTGTCGGTATAGGTGTCGCAGCCATACAGACCGGTGCCCAGCGGGCCCCGCCAGAAGAAACTCTGGCCCACATGGCCATCCAGGAACGCAACGATCTCGTTGATCGTGCTGCGATTACCGACGAACTGCAGCTGGTAGCTGCGCAGGCGGGCATTGAGCCCATCCGGCGCGGCTTGTGCGTATCCATCGCCGAAGCGCGCGCGCTTGACGGTGGCAGTGGTGGTGCCAGTGCTCTGGCTGGTTGCTGCCCAGGTAAAGGTGTCGGTCATCGTGCTGCACTCCTGCTGAGGACGCCGCCAGCCTTCATGTCACGCATCTGCAGATCACGGTATTTTCGCTCCACGAACTGGCCGATCTCGTTGCCGAACTGCTGCAGCATGCTTTCGTTGCTGGTGACTTCCTTGCCACCGTTGTTGTCGATGCGGATATTGACTCCCACCCCGCCACCGCCGCCGGCACCGTGTGCCGCCACTCCCAGGCGGCCATCGGGCCCGCGCTGCAGCGGCATGATCGCTTCAGGCCCCGCTTCACCGAACACGCCGGCGCCCTTGGCGAATGCGAACAGCTGTGGGGTGTTGTAGATACCGCCGGAGTAGGCCGACAGACTCGGCGATTGGTAGACACCGCCCTTGGCGTTGGCCTCCACCCCCGTGCCATAACCGAGCATGCCCGTGATCTTTTTGACGCCCCAGACGATTGCCTGCTGGATGGCGATCATCTTGAGGTCGGCGATGATCGACTTGGCCAGTTCCTTGTAATTGGACTTGCCCGTCTTCACGAAGCTCTGCAATGCGGCCTCGGCTCCGGTGAATGCCTTGGAAAATGCATCCTGGGTGGTCTTGGCGGAGTTCTCGGTTTTTTCCATGTACTCGCCGAGCGCGCTGCCGAAACCCTTGCGGAACCCCGAAAACCCCTTGGCGTCCTTGTCATCCTTGCCGCCCTTGGTATCACCTGCCTTGGCATCGCCGGCCTTGGCATCCTTGGGAGCTGCCACGCCTGCTGCAGCTGCCGCCGCGTCCGTCGCAACGTCCTTGGGCGCCAGGTCGACCCCCATCAGGCCGGCGATCTTCCTCGCTCCCCAGACCAGAGTCTGCTGTGCGGCAATCATCTTCAGGTCGGACAGGATGGACTGGGCCAGCTCCTTGTACTTGGACTTGCCGGTGGTCACAAAGCTCCGCAGCGCCTCGTCGGCGCCAGTGAATGCCTTGCCGAAGGCCTTCTTGGCGGCCGTGGCGGTGTTCTCGGTCTTGCCGATATAGTCGCCGAGCGCGCCGCCCAGACCCTTGCGGATGCCCGCCAGGCCCATGTCGTCCTTTCCCGCCTTCTCCTCCGTCTTCGCGGCCTTGCCGGCGTCACCGCCCGCTGCGGCCGTAGCAGACTTCGCCACCGCCTGCATTTGCGTGTTCAAGGCAGTCAGTTGCGTGGACAGGGCGGTGACCAGCGAGGCGCTGGTTGTCAGCACGGCGTTGAATGCCTGCTGCACCGTATTGATCTTTTCCAGCTGCCGCTGGAACTCCTGTGTGGTGCCGGTCATCTCGGTCATGCTGCGCCTTGCTGCCTGCATGGCCGTTTCCAGTGCATTGCTGGCGTCCACGGTGGCCCGTGTGCTGCCAGGCGATGTAGTGCTCATTGAGTGTTCCTCGGGAGAGTCGGCTCCGCATCGGCGGAGTCGGGACCGGGCATCGGCGTTGCCGCGATGGCCGGCTCATTCCTGCTGCATCTGCTCCAGGGCAGCGCGTTCGATGACGCGGATGGCCGCCATCACCTCGTCGTACTGGTCGCCATCGAGCGCTTCGCGCTCCAGCTCCCGGTAGACCACGTTGTAATCCAGCCCGATCGGGCCACCTGCGCCGACGCGCCACTGGGTGGCAACCCGCGAAAAGAGTTCGATGGGAAGCACGCACTCCGGCCACAGCTCAACCCGTGGCGGCGGAAAATGCTTGGCCTTCAATCCAAGCTGCATCAGCTCGGACTCGGTGGGGGCCCGCCAGTACAGGGCCCCCACCGCCTCGATCAGTTTCCCTTGCGTGCGACCTGCAGGGCCTGGGTGTAGCCACCGATGATGGCGCCATCCAGGCCGGCCTGCTGCTGCAGGGCCAGCTCGACGCCGGCAGTGTCCAGCGGCACGTCGGCATCCCAATCCACCACGATGTCCAGGATCGCCTGTGCCACGCTCAACGTGTCATCGCCCAGGCGCTCCAGCAGCTGCGCATAGTCGGCCACCGGCAGGTGCCGGTAGGTCAGGTTGAGCTTCTGCTCGCGACCATGACCGATGATGGTCAGGGTGCTCTTGAAGCTCTCTGGCGCCTTTACCTGGAACATCAGGCGCCCTCGACCAGGATGGAGTCGGCCAGCGCGGTGAACGTCGCGGTGGTTCCCATCGGGGTGTTGGCGGCCATCGTCGGGTCGCCGTTGTAGCTCAGGTAACCGTACCAGTACAGCACGTCGCCACCGACCAGCTTGGCGCGCAGGATCACCGGTTCGCCCTTGGCGTCGACGTTCTTCAGGGCCGAGTACCACGGCTTCTTCGGATCGTAGAACAGCGGCAGGGTGATGGTCTTGGCGTTCTTGAAGGTCGGCATCTGCACCTGGCGACCGGTCGGGTCCTCCAGCAGGGTGCCGCTCCAGTACTGCTGCTCGCCACCTGCGGTGGTCGGGTCGCCCTGCTGGTCCAGGTCGACGAAGGCACCGGCCTTGCGCAGCACGCCGGCACCGCTGGTGGCGGGGAACAGCACGTTGTCGGTGGTATCGATGCCCAGCAGTTCAACGCTGCCGGTGGCTTCGGCACCGGCGCGGGTGGCGCGGTTGTTCAGGGCCGGCCAACCCGGCAGCTCGATGACCACCACATCGCCGGTGTCGACGCTGTTGGCGGCGACGCTGGCCAGTGCCGGCGCAGCCTTGGAGATCGCGCTCGTGGCGATGGCGGTGGAGACGACCGGTGCGAAGCCGAACTGGGTGCCCTTGGGAAGCTTGAGTGCCATGTTGCATTTCCTCATGTGGATTGAAAAAGACGAAGCCCGGCGTGTGCCGGGCTTCAGGTGGTACGTGGAGCAGTGGAACTACGGGTTGGCGTACCACAGCCCGAAATCGAGCCGTGCGCCGTACTTCCTGAGTGCCGGTTCATGCACGGCAATGGCGGCGCCATAGGATTCAGACTTCGGCAGACCCGCGCAGACCTGATCTTCGATGTCACGGATCAGGGTGTTGGCCTGGGCACGGGTGTCTGCCCAGACGGTCAGCTGCACGCGAGCGTGCTTCTGGTCGGGGATGGACCCTTCGTTGAACCACAGCGCCTGCCCACCCACCTGCTGGTAGACCGCGCAGGGATAGGTGACTCGGTCCGGTGGAACATCCGGGTACAGGCGCCCCTGCAGCAATCCGCCAAGCAGTTGCTGCAACTTCGGTTCGTAACTCATCGCAGTGTCCTCGCTCAGGCGGTTGCAGCCAGCTGTTCGGTGAACAGCACGGCGGTGTGTCGCGTGCCAAGGTCGGGCACCACACCGGTAATATCGAACGCGTGGCCGTCGTGCACGATGCGCATTCCGATGCCAATGCCGGCTCGCTGCGCCGGCGCCAGGCGCACCTGGAAGCACTGGCGGCGGATCGCTGCGGACAGCCCGCTGTCCAGCTTCACCCGCTGCACCGTGTCGGCACGTTCAAGAGGAATTGCCGCCCACAGATCGGCAACGCTCACCCACGCATCCAGAGGTTGGCCCCAGGCATCGACGCGCCCATCCTGGCGCTCGATGCGGATGCGACGGTTGAAGTGACCGGCGTTCATGGGGTCGCCGCCAGTCGGTAGGGATCGAGCAGTGCGGCGACGCCAAACGGCAGCTCCATCGCGATGGCGGCAGCACCGACCGGTACATCCAAGGCGTGCGTGGAAACCACCACCGCTTCCCGATGCGCATACAGATGGCCCAATAGCAGGCGCACCGCAGCGCGGATGCTGTCGTTGGCCGGCAGGCCCTGCAGCAGCTGCGCGCTGCGTTCGGTGGCCACGGCCAGGCGACGATCAGCGACGTCACGCATGGCCTTGGCCTTGGCCGCGTTGGTCTCGGCATTGGCGGCGGCGACCGCGGCTTCATGCCCGGTCACCGCCGCCGCCATGTCCTGCGGCAACTGGTCCAGCGCCAGATCCAGTGCCGCCTGGTCGGCAAACAGCGCCCGCCGCAGGTAGGCCGACGCCGCGTCGGTCGCCGCGGCCAGCAGGTCGTCCAGAATGGCGTCGTCGTAGTCGCCGTCGATACGGCAGTGCATGCGGCACTGCTCAAGTGTCAGCAGGGGCATCGAATCCTCCTTCGTTGATGGATGTTGGATGCCCCGACCCTGCGCACGCGGCTACGCCGCACGCTGTCATCAAGGACGGTGCGAAAAGGGCAGGGTCGGGGCGGAAACAGAAACGGCCCCACCAGGACTGGCAGGGCCGCAAATACGATGACAAGGTGCCGACGGGCGGCATAAACGCAAAAAGCCCCCGGCGGTCGCCAGAGGCTTGTATGTCATCGTGGTTGAAAAGATACGCCTGAGGTGTGCACCCGTCAATCCGTAAACCGTCACCAGTCTGGTGACTCTTCCGGGCCCTGCGCCGGTGCAGTCACAGAGGCGAGCGGTGGTCTGGATAGAATGGTGCGGCACCGCTTCCGCGGCGCTTTCCCAGCCGGATTTCTGCATGTCTTCCCGTTCCGAACGTTTCCTCGATCCACGCTCCGAGCAGGGTGTGCTGCGGCTGTCCATCGCCGCCTCGCTGCTGCTGGCCGCCGCCGCAGTGGTATTCGGCCTGCTGGCCAATTCGTCGCTGATCATCTTCGATGGCATCTACGGCCTGATCGACGTGGTGATGACGTGGCTGTCGCTGCTGGTCGCGCGGCTGATCGCGCTGTCCACCCAGACCGACGCAGTGCAGTCGCGTTTGAACCAGCGCTTCACCATGGGCTTCTGGCATCTGGAACCGATCGTGCTGGGAGTCAGTGGCACGCTGATGATCGGTGCGGCGTTGTACGCACTGGTCAATGCGGTCGATGCGCTGATGTCGGGTGGGCGACAGATCGCGCTTGGCCCCGCAATCATCTTCGCGGCACTGTCGATCGTGGCTGAAAGCGCGCTGGCCTGGTTCGTGCTGCGTGCGAACCAGCGCATCGGTTCGGAGTTCATCGCACTGGATGCGAAGAACTGGGTGATCGCCGCGAGCATGTCGGCCTGCTATCTGCTGGCCTTCCTCGGTGGCGTGCTGGTGCGTGGCACGTCGCTGGCGTGGGTCGGGCCGTACGTCGATCCGGCCATCCTCGCCTTCGTCTGCGTGCTGGTGATGATCGCGCCATTGGGCACGGTGCGGCGCGCGCTGGCCGGCATCCTGCTGGTTACCCCGCCCGAACTGCAGGCGCATGTGGATGCGGTGGCGCGGGCGATTGTTGCAAAGCACGGTTTCGTCGAGCACCGCAGTTACGTGGCGCAGGTGGGCCGTGGCGAGCAGATCGAGCTGTTCTTCGTGGTGCGTGAGGACGATCCGCCGCGGCCCCTGCTGGAGTGGGATCACCTGCGTGACGAGATCGGCGATGCGCTGGGCGAATCGTCGCCGGACCGCTGGCTGACCATCATGTTCACCAC